CCGCTTCTCGACCGCTATGCTTGCTCTCACTCAAATCCATTAGAATGATGTGTGAATCAGTTCCATCTGTTTGTACTGGCAAACCTCTTTGCTCAAATACTTCACACATTGCTTTAGCATTTTCGATTACATCAAATGCGTATTTTGAGAACTCCATGTGACTTGCTTCGATAAAGCATTGAGCCTTTGCGGCAATGATATGCATCAGAGGTCCGCCTTGAGTGCCTGGGAATATCGCACTATTAATCTTTCTCGTATAATCTTCGTTGTTCCATAAAATGATTCCACCACGAGGTCCTCGAAGAGTCTTGTGTGTAGTCGATGTAACAACATCAGCAAATGGCACTGGGTTTCCATAAACACCACCTGCAATCAGACCAGAATAGTGTGCCATATCTACGAGCAAATATGCACCAATCTCATCTGCAATATCTCTAAACTCTGCCCAGTCGATTTGTCTTGGATATGCACTAGCACCTGCGACAATCATCTTGGGCTTGTGTTCTTGGGCTAGACTTCTCACTTGATCGTAGTCAATCCAACCATTCTCATCAACACCATAAGACACAGCATTGTAAATCTTACCAGATATATTTGGTGGGCTACCATGACTTAGATGACCACCACTTGCTAAATCCATTCCAAGAATCGTATCGCCTGGCTTCAAGAATGCTTGATATACAGCAGTGTTTGCGTTAGCACCACAATGTGGTTGAACATTCGCAAAGTTAGAGCCGTACAATTCACACAAAGTTTGAATCGCTAGTTCTTCAATCTCATCCATGTTTTCGCAACCATTATAATAACGCTTGCCTGGGTAACCTTCTGCATACTTGTTAGTAAACAGACTACCCGCTAAATCCATTACTGCTTTACTCGCAAAGTTCTCACTTGCGATTAGTTCGACCGTGTGCATCTGACGATCAATTTCTTTGTTATAAATCTTGGCGATTCTTGAGTCCATTAAAGTTCCTTAGTCGTTGTCTTTCTTTTTATTAGTAAGACCAAGACCCACACTTTCCATCAAACCTATAGTTAGAGCAAGTGCGCCAATAGATAATAATCCACCATACAAAACTTCTAACAACATAGTATTTTCTCCAATCAATAATAATCTCTGATTATAACACAATCAGAAATCAAATGCAAGGGTTATTTTTCTTCGGGTTCGAATATCGGTGGTCTGTGATCTTCCATCCATTCTTCGTGTATTGTAAACCATTCAAGTGCCAAAGTTTCTTTGGGAAAACTTGGGCTAATTTTTACTTCGTCATCATTTATCCAAAAGTATTCGTAATCTGGCGATTCGTTTTCTCTGTGCTTAATCATTTTCATATGATCTATTCCTTATCGACTGTACCTAGATGTACGCCAATAGTTTTGTCTAAACGACTTAGTGGTATGTTATCTTGAGATATCTCAAGAGCCTTCTGCTTCATATTCACATTGAAATTACTGCGAAACCACACATCAATTCGATCTGCGAGATTCACAAGTTTACGAAAAAGTTTGCCCTTGAGGCGATTTAGACTTCGCATCAAAACAACTCCTTTTCAGTCATAACTAAAAATTCCATCTGGTTATCTTGAGCGAACTTAGTAGCGGCACTCCATTTGTCTTTGTTGACCTTCATCGTGCGCTGATAGTGTGGTTTGATCTCAACAAGTTTCTCAACTCGATTTCCATTCTTATCAATCATATCAACCCAGAAGTCTGGATAATACGTTCGATTTTTCTTATCATGTATATATGGAATTTTGATCTCTTCACTTGACCACTTTAGAATACTTTCTTTCTTGTCACAATATACCATAAACAGTCGTTCCCAACTGCTTCGGTATATTATTTGCTTGACATTTCCAGAATACTTTTCTGGATTTTTAGGCGTGTATTTGCCCTTGAAGTGGGATCGCTTCATACCCTCTCATAACCATTAAAGTTGACGAACCATCTTGTACCATCAGGGTCTTCGACAACATCACCAATAGTAACCGAGTGCATTTGACGACCAAACTTGTTCTCAAGAAACTCAATCTTGTCGCTCATGCTATGCTCAACATTACCAATGTGAACAACTTGATCTCGATTCTCTGCTTCAATATTTGCCATGTGGTCATATAACCCACGGTTCCATGCGTGTTGAACTTTATCTCCATCTGGAAACATATTGGCATCGTTGTAGAATCGCCAGAGCGATGAGTTCTCTGCGCCCTGCTCGTTGATCTCATCGACTTGCTCGTCAGTGAGTTTCATTTGATACACTTTATAACTAGGCATTTTTACTCTCATTTAAGTAGTTGACAGTGCTTGATATCTCATTGTAAACGATATCATTTTTTGATGCCCAACTAGTAAGCATTGACTCAAGGTAGCCCAAAGTATAGTGCGGGCTGTCATTTTGCTTTTCCAAACCAGACAACATTTCTTGTACGAGTGCCTTTGCGGCATCGTGCTTATCAGACCAATCTTTAATATCCATTATATACTCCCAAGATTATATGTAAAACCAATGATAGAGATAATGTTGAGTATCACGAAATTCCAAAGACCCGCCTTTGCGGCTTGTAATGTCATAAGTGATAAACCAATAACAGCAAACTCTGCCGCCATTGTAAAGGCAAAAATAACCATTATAAAACTACCTAGATAACCTAAAAACGTAATCATAATTTAAATACTCATTTCAACATAAAGTTCTTCAGCAGTCTCAAGCGCAATTTCATGCTTTTCTTCATCAGTCAGGCTTGAATACTTCTCAAGGTTCTTTAGTGCATTTTCGTAAAGTTTTTCTAACAATTCTTCATTAACGTGGTTACTCATCACAATCTCTCTCAACTAAAAAACAATTATAACACAATGACATAAAAAGTCAAGGGTTTATTTCAAAAAGTTTGGTGGGTCGTACTGGATTCGAACCAGTGACCAATTGGTTAAAAGCCAACTGCTCTACCGACTGAGCTAACGACCCTACTTAATATATCTAAACCATCCAGTAGCAATATACTTTTCTCCGCTTATCGGTGGATTACCTCTATGAGTATGAGTAAAGCCAGCAGGCCATACTAATAATGTACCGGCTGTAGGTTTAAATCTTTTACCATAGTATAGAAATTCTGTTTCGCCACCTTCCTCTACGTCATTCAAATATAGCATCCATGCTAGAAATCTATCAGATTCTGCGATAGCCTGTCTTTCGGTGTGCCATACATGATATCCTTGACACGGCGAAGTCTTCTGAATTTTACACGCTTCTGATAGCATAGGATATCTATCGGTCAAGTTTCCGAACATTCCAACTTCATAAGTTTCTACATAGTCTTGTACGGCTTTATAAACAGGTCCCATTATATATTCCATACTATTACCAAGTTGTTTGGCAAGTAGATGAACATGAGATAGAGATAAATCATCTTTTCTGCTTTTAGGGTTTTTTTCCCACTTTTTACGATCATATGTAAACCCCATAGAGTGGAGTTGCTCAAACTCTTCGATGACCTCATCACACAACTCTGTGCGTAATGCTTCCTCATAAACTCCTATAAAATCAGTCATCTATCTTGTTTCCGTAGTAGTCAGTCTTGCCTTCTTCGTACAACTTTCTCTTTGCTGAACGCTCTTTTTCCATACCAAGCAGTAACTTAAAACTACAAACAAGAATTACTGCGGTGCCTGAAAGCACCAAAACATTTGCAATAAATTCCATCATCTTAACTCTCCTTCTGTCCATTTCTTTGCGATAACTTCAACATAAGATATAGACTTCTGTGGATAAAATTCGTCTCGGGCAAACTTGCCGTTACGAAACATTCTACATCCATAATGAAGTGTGCCGTCAGCGGCTAACTTCTCAAATATGGATGCACATAACGGAAGATCACTCTTCGAATGGAGTGTCTTCACAATTCTTGAAATCGGCATCTCGTACCGTGATCTCATCATATCTTAATAACCTTTTGTTAGGTGGTCGTAGCTTTCGGGACAATCTTTGACCTTTTTGCCACACATACATTGCTCATCTTCATCGAAGTGATCTTTGATTGCGTGAATGTTCACATACTTATGGTCGAAATCTGCTCGAATACCATTAGGCAACATTGTGTACCATTCGACCAATCTTAGATCACCCATTCCAGTTTTCGTAGCAATCCAGTTGTCATCTTCTTTAGTCATGACACTGGGTGCTTCCCAATCATCCCAAAGAACTTCATCGTCTTCGTGTAAATTCCAGTCAATGATCTCTTCTTGAGTCATTTGATTGGAGTGTTCGATTAGGGGTTTGACTTGACCAATAATCTGTAATGCAGACATATCAGAAGAATCGATATCTTCATAAGTGTAAGATACCGACTCTTTGGTTTGACCACTAAGTTTGTCTATAAACAGAGT